GAGCCGATACCGGGCCATGCTTTGCCGACAGCATCTTCGTCCACAGAGCCACAGTCTTGCGCGGCACGATCACGCCCCGCATGGTCACGCCCGGCAGCGCCTCATGCTCCGCCTTCACCAAGAGATGACCGTCCGTCGCGACAAGCACCAGCATGTCGTCGCTCTGCTTGTACATGTAGACGCCGTTGAGGTAAGGGCGCGTTTCCTCCGTCGAGATCGCGATCGACGTGGCCTTGAGGTTGGCCAGGAACTTCGCCGACATCACGTTGAACGACGCCTCGACGACGCCCTTGAATGTGGTGCGCTGCCAATCGCACACCGGCGGCGTGTTCAGACTAACGCGGCTCGACCCCACCATCACAGTCAGCGCATAACCTTGCGTCGGCTCGATGGTGTCCTTCTCGCCCGGCGTGGTCGCCTTCACCTTGCTCGTCGGCAGCTTCTCGTTTGCATCATATTCGAGCCTGATCTCGCACCCCTTCGGCGCGTTCTTGACCAGCTTGAACAGCGTGTCGTTGTTCACCACGATGTCGAACACATCAGGCGTCTCCGTCGTCGGAAACGGATAGCGCAGCGTCATATCCATGTCCGTCGCGATCACCGCCATGAGCGCGCCGTCGAACTTGATCCGAACGCAGAACAGGGTTGGTGTTGCGTATCGCTTCTCGATGACTTCCTTCGCCAGCATCAGCGCCGGAAGCAAGTCTTCCTTGTAGCAGCCAAACCCAATCTTGGTGCTGGCCACCGGCGCGGCTTCCGTGACCGTAGTCTTCATCATCTGCACGACATTACCCCTTGCTTCGTTGTGTCAGTTGTTACAGCCTGTGACGGCGGATTATAACGCAGCTCCGGCAGCCCTCTGCATAGCGCCCCTCCCTGTTTTACGCGCGCTGCCCCTGTTTACCGCGGCTATACGCGAGCTTAATTTACGCTCGCAGGCGCGCTCGCGCGGGAAGCGTCATAATTGCCCGTGCCCGGCAGCTCCGCGAGCAGTCCCTCCCGCCAGGCGCGAAGGATTAGTGGATCCGCTACCCCTGCTTCCTCGAACCCGTGCGCTCGCAACACGCTCGCATGGTTATTCCCCGGCGGATATAAGCCCTCGTAATCAGTGTGACTGTAGGCTAGGGCGTCCATGCACCCTGGAAGTTGCTGCGCAATTTTGATGCTCTCCGCCTTGCTGGCGTATAACAACGGTGCACGGATGCGAATGTCCTGTTCCAAGGCCAGCCCCGTCATGACCTCGAACGACTTTATGAAGCGACCACGGCAATCGCAATAATTCGCCCCGTCGGCCTCACACACACCGGTGAAGATATCACTGATTCCAAGGACGACCGCCGCATTGACGGCGAGGACAAGAAACAAGGGATTTCGCATCGGAACAAATGTCTTCTCAATCCGGCTGCCAATGATCTTTTCCATCTGCTCAAAGGACTCGTATTGTTCGACGGGCTCCGATGAATTAGTCAGCGGCGACATCCCGCCAAGAACAGGTCCCAGCTCCAGGATACGGTGGGACGCGACGCCGGCCATCGCCGCGACCTTTCGCGCGGACTCGATTTCAATCTTGTGCCGCTGACCATAATCCACCGTGATCGCGCTCACCTCCGGGAAGAATTGCTTCGCCAAAAAGAGACATATTGTCGAATCCTGCCCGCCAGACAGCACGACAAGGACTTTATGGTTGCTCAGCATTTAGTTATCTCCATTCACAAGGAAACCGGGCGCTGACAATCAGCGCCCAGCAATTATCGCGCTAGGGCTAGAAAGGAATATCGTCGTCCAATTCGACCTTATTGGACGTACGCGGGCGCGCTCCGCCTCCAGCCTGCGGCCCAGAATTGTCTTCCTGCACCAAGTTCTCCGGCTTTAGGTCATTGGCAAGCTCGTTGAACTCTATCGCTTTGTCGAAGATCGATCGCCCATTGGGATAGTCCAGCGTCCACCCCGCGCGATCCACAGTCGCGAGGAACCACGAGCCCTGGTCGTTCTTCGTCGGAGCGCCGCCAAGGAGATAGCTCATCGCAAAGATCGGGGGCGTGAATATTTTCCCGGTCTTGGGGTCCGTCATTGAGATGCTTCCGACGTCGCTCACCCAGCGCCGACTGGCCTTTTGCTGGGTGCCAGACAGCGCAATGACAGCTCGCTTCAGCATTGGGAGGACCTGCTTGTCGCGCTCCGCTTGGATAACAAGGCCAAACCATGTCCCCGTCGCAATGACTTCCGTCCCGTCCCTCGTCACGCTGCGAAACGTATCTGGGTCTTGAACGCAGGTTTTGAGGATAGATTGGTCCGTGCCGTGGTTTTTGACCAAGCCGCCCCCGTCTTTGCGGGTATGCCATTCCAGGTAGTGAGTGACGAATTTGCACGGGACAAATACGATTTTGTCATAAGTCTCCCGCGCGATGGTATCGCACCATTGGCCCTCTTGCGCGCCCTCAATGTATTGCGGCTCGCTGCGGCGGACCTCGGGCGACAACGATTGCAGCAGCTTGAAGAAAGGCATTGCCATATCTTTGGCAGTGGCTTCCTCCAAACCCGCTCCCGCCATCCCCGCAAGCTCGCTCATATACTCGGACATGCCGCCCGCACTGGGCTTAGTGACGACAAGGTCCATCTTCCCTTCTTCCACTTTCTTAGCCATGCTCAGTTCCTTGCTTACTGCCGCGCGCCACACGGCGATTTTATAGCGCACATCAGCCTAAAACATGCGGTCGATGATTTCCACAAGATAGGCTGAATTCACTTTGAGCGGGTCCTTCTCTTTAATCTTCGTCAGGAGCTGCGAGAAGTAGGCCGCGTCCACGCCTGTCAACTGGTCCTGAAGGACTTCGATGTCGTGCAAGTCAAGCTCACTGACTTGCATCACCATTTTGAGGATCTGCCCCGCGTTGATCTTCCACCCGCGCCGAATGAATTTTCGCAGGCGAATGATTGAGCAAACCGGATATTTGGAGCCGCTGTAAACGAGCTCCCTGGCGAGTATCGCTTCCAGCGCCTTCTGGCGAAGAACGAGTTCCTTGTCCTTCATCACATAATAATTCGTGCAATGCGCGAAGTCATAATTGGTATGAATCTCGTCCGGGCTTCCGTGGAAGCGCAATATAACCTGGATGCGCCCGCTAAGGGTGATGGCGTTCGTGCTTAGGAACACAGGGTGGAAGTCCGATTTGCCACCCTCCTGCTCTTGTGAAGCGTCTTCATTGTCCTGGTTGGCATCTTCGATGTCGCCAGGGTCCTTCATGACTTCGCGGACATAATCGCCGCCCGCGTCCTCCGAGCGTGATTCAAAATATTCATACAACTTATCGGTGCCGTCCTCCGACGCAATTCCCGCGGACTTAATCACAACGCGAACGTATCCCTTGGATGTGTCCACTGACATCCGGCATTCGATGCCGTGGTGCGCCTTGACTTTGAATTCACCAAGATAATGGTTGGCGACCTTCTGAGCCGTGACCATCGTGGAGAAGTAAACATCAAAATCGTTGATTGGCTCCCCGAGCAGCATCGAAGCGACACAGCCTCCGGTCACTATGCCGTCCCGGCGTATCAAATCAGCAAGGGGCTTGTCCGTCTCCGCTACCTTGTCAATCCATGCTTGAAGCTTGCGCTCCAATACGGATTTAATTGTCTTCGTTCTCATGCCCATGTTCGTGGTCCTCTCTTTGTCTCTAATGACGGACGTTACTGAAGATTTGCGAGATGCTGTAGACATCACCCTCGCGAAGACTTAAAGTCTTGGACTGTTCCATCCCGATCCCCTATTTTGTGTCCATTCGGACAATGCTGCCGATATACACGCCCAGCGTATCCAAGGGCAACTTGTCCCCCTTTTGCACAAGGCGCTTGATGAGCCCCTTGTATGTTGAGTGATGAACGTCATACTCGACAACGGGTTCGACGTTGAACTCCGCAAGCGCTTCCAGGACCTTGTGCTCCGTGATCTCGTCGCCCTTGGGCAATTCCACGGTCAGCATCCGCTTGACGACGCCGCCGTGTTTGTTGTCCACAAGCCAGTTGATTGCAGTCGTTCGCGCTCCGGCCTCCTTAGGCAACGTAGCCTCCACAAGGGGCTCGCGCGTCAGGATGTGGTTGTCAACGCCAAGGACCTGGACCTTATGCTCAAACATTAAATCCGGCATTTTGCGGCGGCGCAGCTCCTCGCGCAGCGTGGTGAAACGCACGACGTCAGCTTTGGCTTGCTCAAGGTCCAATTCGACCTTTACAAGCCGCGCCCCCATCTCTCGCACTTGGTCAAGGGCGTCCTGGTCTTGCGGCGCGTCCTGGGAGGCTTTAAGCAAGATGTCGGCGGAGTCAAAGTCCATGGTCATTTCTCCTGTTTAGTGCTACGGAGGAAACAAGCCTCGCGGGAATCCGGACTGTCTGAGCGTCCCCGTTCGCTCTCATCGAGTCAATGAGGATGTCTCCTTCGCTGTCCTCATCCGTAAAGCCGAAGATACGGGAGGAATAATCAAAGACCTTGTCTCCGACCCGTTTAACGATAAGAAAATCCGCTTCGCTCTGCATGTCACTTCCTCCCCTCAAGAAATTGGATTGGGTCCGTCGCCAAGGAGTTGCTCCACCAGCCCACCCCGGCATTTGACATGGGCGGCGTCCACAAAGCTTTGTGCTGCTCTCGTGTACGACGCATACGAGGCTTTTTCCGGGGCCTGAGTTTCTTAGTCCTGTCACATCCCATAAGCTATCGCCACCATCAAAGCGGGCAGAATTCCCAGGAAGACGACCCACCGCGTGAATGCGGGCCACAGTATCGCGAGCAAAATCAGCGCTAGTTCCACGCTGACGATTACAGGGATCATTTGATTTTCCATTTCCATTTCCATTTCCGACCGATCCTTGAATGAATGCCGCCCCGGCGAGCCGCGAATGGGTTACGCTCCGTCTCAGGCCGGGGCGGCCTGGAAGACGATTACTCGCCGTCCAATTCCGTATTAAGCGACTTCCATTTCGCATACAGATCGCGGAGGAAACGCTTCTCGACGTATCGCTTTGCGGACGCGGCGACATGGGCGGAGTAAGATTCCTTACCTTCGGCCTCTTTGCGGACCCGGGCCGACTGGCCAGGCGTCAAACTCGAATCGTCTGGCCGTCGCATTGATCACCTGCGTTTGGAGCGAATGTAATTGAGGAACTCGAGCAGTTCATTTTCTTCGCTCGCGGTCAGGTTATCGATAGAGAAGGTCGCCGCTCGGCCGTGCTTTATTCCTTCTGAACGATTGGCGGCGGGCACGATGTACCCTGCACGTTCCATCAGCGATTCATAAGCAACACCGAGGGCTGTCGATAGTGCATAGAGAATGTGCGGCGATGGTTTTGTGATTTTGCCAGTCTCAAGTTGGCTAAGATACGAATTAGACACTTCCTTTCCTGTCGCTTCTTCTACATCACGAAGTGACATGTGAACGTCTTGCCGGGCCTTTTTTATAAACTGGCCAAGGTTGATTGTCTGTGGAGTTTCCATTGCTTTGTCATCTGGCATCGATACTCCCTTCCTTCGTCACAGGCCTCTTTGCATGAGTGCCGCCCCGGCGGTTCGCGAATGGGTTACGTTCCGTCTCGGGCCGGGGCGGCGCGGGCAGCGGTCTCCCGCCATCCGATCCTTGAATGAGTGCCGCCCCGGCGCTGTGTCCATGGGTTACGTTCTTCGATTGGCCGGGGCGGCGCGGGCAGCGGTCTCCCGCCGTCCGATCCTTGAATGAGTGCCGCCCCGGCGCATCGTCCATGGGTTACGTCCTTTTGCTGGCCGGGGCGGCATGCGCTGTTTTTTGCAGCGTTCGTAACTTATAAAATTAAATTTAGCGCTTTGCAAGCGTTATTTTTGCATTGTAATTTCGCTAAAATATGCTTATAGCTTGCGCCCCTCCCCCGTGCAAGGGCTTGCATTATGACATCTGACGCAAAAGACGCTGCTCCCTCGGACGAAAAAGACACGGCTTTCATTGGCGTTCTGGTGGACAAAGACGTGGTCCGCCAGCTTGATGAAATCGCAACGAACCAGGCTTGCACAAGGTCGTGGCTTGTGCGGCGAGCGCTGAAGAACTTCGTGCTCCGGCCCGACGTCCAAGCGCCCCTGGCGCAGCGCAACGCGGCGGAATAACCGATCATGTCAGATTCCCAGCCCGTCGCACGGCGCGGCGTTGTGCATGTCAATGGGCACGCCTCTCCGGCTGTATTTCGCTTCATGTCACGTTGCCCTGGGTTCAAAAAATGGCTCGACGATGGGACAGCTTTGTTTGAAGCGTCCCGCGTCCACGTGGCATTGTGGGCCGCGTGCTTTCCAGATACCACTATTCAAGACGCGGACGGGACCCTCGCCAAGCTAGACATCGCCGCCGCACCTGTGTCCTCCTACACGCGCAAGTCCGTTCCCACAATCCCACCATTTAAGCACCAGGCGCACGCGCTGGATGTAGCTATGGCACGGGAGACGTATGGCTTCTTCATGGACATGGGGACAGGGAAATCGGCTATAATCATAACAACGATCGTCGAGCAATACCTCACGGGCATAATCGACCGCGCAGTCGTATTCACCAAGAAGCGTGGCGTCGTCCAGTTTCTTGAGGAGCAAATCCCGTTGCATATGCCAAAGGGGTTCACGAGCTATGAAGCGCACCGATTTCCATCGACACAAGCCAAACACGCCTTTCGATCGGGACGAAAGGACCTGCTCATTGCTGTTGCGGGCTATGGCCCCCTGCAAAGCGCACAGCAAACCGCGGCACTTGTCGCGTTCGCTATGGCGGGGACATGCGCTATCCATCTGGATGAGAGTGCCGAGCTGAAGGGGTGGGCGAGTCTCCGTGTCAATAATCTATGGAAACTTCGTCCTCATGCCGTTCGGCGGTATCTCTACAGCGGGGAACCCACGCCGCTCGGCTACATCGACCTGTATTCCCAGTTCATGTTTATGGACCCAAATATCCTAGGTCACGCCTCGCTGACGTCGTTCAAGAACGAGTATTGCGTCTTTGGTGGATACAAAATCAAGGAAATCGTGGCGTATAAGAACGTCGAGAAGCTGTCAGAGTCCATCGCCCCGCACTGTGAGTTCCTGAAGATCACGGATTGCATGGACATGCCGGAACGAAGTTGGAGCACCGCCCGCTATGAGCCGACCGACGAGCAGCGGAAAATTTACAAGCGACTCAAGGACGAGTTCGTCATTGCAGTGGAGCGCGCGGGCGCCGGTGGCGATGTTGAAATAAAACGCCGCGCCATCAAGGAAGCCGGGACCAAGTTCATCGCGCTACAACAAGTCGCCAACGGGTTTTTCGCCACGGACCCGAATGACGTTGACGGCACCCGCGAGATTATTGTCCTCAACGACGAGCGAGCGTTGTTTACGGTTGAGGAGCTTGTGCCCCGGGACAGTAAGACAATTATCTGGGCTCGCTTCCACGCGGATCTAGCTTCGCTGGAGCGCGCGTTGAAGGCGGCGGAAGTCCCTTACGCTGAGATCAGCGGTCGCGTCAGCAGCGCCCAATGCGAACTCAACAAGATCGCGTTCCAAAAGAATCCTCATGTCAAGGTCCTCATCGGCACCGCTGCAAGCGGGGGGACGTCGCTCAATTTCCAGTGCTCCTCCCGGATGGTGTATTTCTCCAACTCGTTTTCGTTCGGAGACCGCGCACAGTCGGAGCGGCGCATTTGGCGCGCGGGGCAGATCAATCATTGCCACTATGTAGACGTGACCGGCTTCCCCATCGATAATTTGATACTCCAAAATCTTCAGAAGAAACAGGACTTGAGCGCGGTCCTGTCTACTGTCACGGAGCTTGCGCGGCTGGCGACACAGGTTTGAGGAGGCAACATGCGAAACGAGCTGCAACGCGCCTACCCCGCGCTAAAGCGCCAATGGGAGCCCCACGGTAAAGTCTTCAGGCGCGACGGCGTGCGCGGGGAGCCAGATTTTATGCTGACTGCTAACGCCTGGCCCCGCATCCCCGCGTATGTCGAAGTCAAAGCAAAAGCCCAGATCGGAATCGATACGGGGCTGAGCTATCTCCAGGCAGCCCATTTGGACGAGCTAGCAGGGGTGCATCTCCTGGCGCGCCTGCTCATTTATAACGTCAATCACGACTTGTGGCATGTCAGCGACGGGCCGTTCCTTAGTATTCATGGTCGTGTCAAATCAGCAAAAGACTTGCCGTGGCGAACGAGGAAGGAACTGGACCCTGACTTTTTCATGTGGAGCGAATTTTTGCAGTGAATGAACAAAGGGGATAACGCCCCCATGTAATCGAGAACTGAGGTGTCACATGCAATACCTAGGTGGGAAACAGCGAGTTGCCAGTAAACTGGCTGAATTTATGCAACCGTTCATAAAGGATAGTTATGTCGAACCTTTTGTAGGTGGTGGGTCCATGATGGCCGCAATGTCAGCTCCCATTCGTATTGGTTCCGATATAAATGTAGCGCTTATCAATATGTGGCGCGCTCTTGCGGATGGATGGGAGCCACCCAAAAGTTTATCCGAGTCCGAATATGCCGAAATCCGTGCTGCAAATAACTATGACGACCCATTAACCGCCTTCGCGGCTATCGGATGCTTATTTAGTGGTAAGTGGTGGGGTGGTTATGCTCGTAATGCTATTGGTCACAACTATGCTCAAAGCGCCGTGAATTCTTTGCATAAAAAGATGGTCACCTTAGGTGGCGTTGATTGGCGTTCCTGTGATTATAGGGAACTTGAGTATCCGTGCGAATCAGTAATATATTGTGATCCTCCTTATAAAGGAACTGTTGGCTATGCTGGAGCACCGGGTAAGTTTAATCATGACATATTCTGGCAATTTTATCGTGACAAGGCATCAGAAGGTCATACTGTATTTATTTCCGAGTATAATGCGCCTCACGATTTTACTTGTTGCTTGGAGGTGCGGACTAAAACGTCCTTACGGACGGCGGATGGTAACGTATCGCCCCGTATCGAGCGGCTCTTTACTTTCAAAAGTCAAATGAACACAATGCCCTCGCCCGCGATCTCCGCTTGAGGATTGAGTGATATGTCGGATTGGGACAAGGAACCCACGCCACCTACGGCGGGTAAAAAAGCGCCGCGGGCCAAGGCGCAGTCAAATAAGAAAAATGTCAAGCGTGTCATCACACCCCATGTCAATATCGCGGCGGGCGATCCCGCCGGCTTCGACATATATGTGGAGCGCTTGCGTCATAACGACGGCTCGGTTGTCACCGGCATAGGCCACCTCCTCAATGAAAATATGATGTCCGTTGACCGCGTGACAATCGTGCCTCGCGCGGACGGAAGCCCCGCCTACATCGAGGTGCGCCAGCGGCTCAAGGGGGAAGAATCCAGCAGCAAGGCGTATGCTGTCATATTTGACGCGGAGGTAAATAAGTCCGATGACCCAAGGGAAGATGGCCACAAGCTCCGGAACGAGTTCAGCGCCTTATCCGCATTTGGGCTTTACATCCCCACGAATGCACCTGCTTTGCTGGAGGCTCAAGATGCCGCGAGCCGGGGCGAGGTGCCGCGCGTTGCGGTTATGTGGTGCGAGGGCGAAAAGACGCGAGAGGCAGTTGAGGCTAGATTGGATTGCGAATATGCGGCTGAGGGCTTCGAAGGGCTTGGGGTGTATCCGGTTACAAGCGCTACGCTAGGCGGCTTCATCGGCGTCAAATACACCAACTACAGGCTGCGGCCTGGCAACGAGGTGCCCACAGAATTCACGGTATTTGGCAAGAATGACGTGGCGTTCGAATTGCAGCGGTGCAAGCATTATGTGGTGCTGGATAACGATATCGATGGGTGGAAGGAGGGAATGGAACTATGCAAGAAGCTTGAAGAAGTTTATGAAGTAAAGCGGGAAGATATATATATTGTTGAGCCCCCGGATAGTGCGCCAACAGGGTGGGACGACGCGGATACACTGCCTGAAGGTATAACTGAGAACAATCGAATTGATATGTTCCTCGGTTCCTATCAATACAGTGGTTGGTGGGTCCTTAAAGATACGCGCAAGGGTCCGGAGATAGACATTGATATAATCTCCAACCGCAGGCGAGCCTTACTATTGTCAGGTATCAAGGAAGCATTTGTAGACACATCAACAGAACGTTACCACGTCCTTGGACCTAAGAGCTTTGCTAATGGTTACGTCCCAAACGATGTGGAGCTGTTAAACCTAGCAGAAGCCGCCACCAAGAAGATGAAGCACAATTTCTCCATAAAGCATTTGTCCAACTGGCGCGAGCCCCTGCTTTCCCTTGCGAGCGAGACGCCCCGAGATTTGATTTATGAGGAGACCCTGGCAATAGTGGAGCGGGGGCGGTTGCGGGTGGACGAACGCAACGCCCCGGAGCTGCTATTCATCAAAGCGTTCAACCTGCCTGAGACACCTTACCTGCGGCAAGCCGGATGGCATTTGATTCGCGACATTGTTGCGATGCGCGTCCGCCCCGCATTCCGCGCGCCGCCTGTCATTCCACAATTGCTCTATGTGTTGTGCGGCCCGGAGAACGACGGTAAGTCTACATTTGTGAAGATCCTGGCCGGGGGCTGCGTAACACCGTCGTCCACCAGTGAAAGATATTCGGACAGCATCAACTTCAAGGATTTGGAGGGCAGCGCCTCGCATGGGGATCACACACTTCACAATAAGATCGCGGGCAAGACAACGGTCGAATTTGCGGATAAGTCCCTTGGGTCTACAGTTGGAAAAGGTCTCGCGGACATATTGAAGCATTTTACTAACAAAGGCGGCGTCGAATACCGAGAGATGAATAAGGACGACATGAAGCGGTGCAATTTGCGATGTGTTAGGGTTTTCACGACTAATAACAAAGAGATATTGACGGAAGACATGGGTGAACGCCGTTGGGTTATTATAAATACGGAGGATGGCAATAGGCTAAAAGCGGCGGACATTCAATTGGCATTGCTTCGGGAACAACGATTGCCCACAAAAGATGAGCAAATGTTATTAAAGGGACACAACCCCGGACTTAACTGGCTCTGTGAGAACCTCGAACCAATGCTCGCGCAGATGTATGACAGCGGGGCTTGGAAGGCAGAACTAAACCCCACTACTCAAATGCTTCAGATGATGAAGAAGGAGCAGCGTGAATACCAAAGCGTGGAGAATTGGCAAATCGTATTGGACCACGAATTGAGCTTGAGGGAAGGTGTGGAAAATTTAGGGATCACGCCCGTCGATATAACGAATTGGGCATTGGACCTACCCGGCAGTAAGGCCCCCACTAGCCAGCAATACGGCGCGTTTATGCACAAGAAGGGATGGGATTCCAAAAACCACCGGCTGATGAGCGGCAAACAAAGAAGAGTTTGGTTTCGTGAAACGGAGGGAGTGAAGAATGTTAAAGTGTATCTTGTATGGGCGCCAGGCTCAGGTCGTTGGCAGACCCAGAGCGAGCCCAATGCGGACGATCGGAAGCTTCTACTGGATAATGCAACACCGACGGCGAACGGAAAAGATGTCCCGTTTTGACGTATGAACGGGGAGAGCACGGTGTCAAAAACAAAATGGTGCAGGAGAACAATATGTCGGAAGAAAGTGAGACGGCGGCTTTCGCGGCTCGCGCTGCTGCGGCCAAGGAAAAAATGGCAAGGGATAAGAAGGCCGAGGCAGAAGCCCGCAAGGACGCGGAGGAGGCCGAGAAGAAGGCCGACGATGATAAAATGATGACTGTTATACCAGCACACCCAGGTTACTTCTTTGTAGAAGAGTATGGAACAGCAGGAGACGAGAAAGACCCTTGGGGATATTTTCTTAATCCTATTGTTTCATGGTATATTGATCCCTCGGACCCTGTTTCATTGTCTATGGGAGCGTTTGGCATTGGTGTAGATATGTCAAGTAGCGAGGCTGAGATACATCCCACTATCCTATGCCCGGATGGGAAGGTCATTGTTCGGTGCGCACAGTCATTTGCTAAACTAGAGGATTTTGTGTTACATAAAAAGGGTCTGGTAGGAAAGTGACACGTATGTAATACACAATAAAAACAAAGGGTTACAACGTATCACCTGCCAAAGTGGCACATGACACAGTGACGCGATTTGCGGGTGCGCGGGAAGTGTGTTAAGATGTAATTGAAGCTGGTTCTCCGTTCGGAGCTCCAGCTTTTCACACTTCTAGGGGATGTTACACTGTTACGGCACTTGTTACGGAGTTAGATAGTCACTGTAACAGTGGTAACTCACTGATCCAAAAATGAAAAATCCAATTTGTTACAGTGTTACGGGGCTCGCGCGCGTGTATACGCGCGAGGCGGCGTGTTTTGTGTGTTTTGTGAGGAGCAGTTTTGTGTTTCTTGTGCGTAGTTAAAATCGTATTTCCTCTGTAACACTGTAACAAAAATAATAAGTAATTGAAAATAAACGAGAAAAAGTTGTTACGGAGAAGTTACAGAGGCACGAAATGCTGTAACATGCCGTAACAAAGCAAAGCCCTGCGCCGCAGGGGGCTCTGTTGCAGCGGGACGCACGCACAATCAAGCGCAAACAGGGGCGGCGTTCGCAAAGCAGGGGGACGTGCTAGCATACTAGCTAAACGGATTTCGCCACGTGTAGCACGGCTCCCCGCAGCGGTAACGGAGCAGTAGGCATTTTTTGCTTGACAAAAGCAACGCGGGCGCGTTGTCCAGTAACAGAGGTGCTTTACGAGGATGTCGTATGAGCTGGGCCATCGCTTTCACATATGCCAATCAGGAATACTCCTTCGAGAGATGGATGGCGCGGCGCGGCGTGCGCGTTTATATACCGCGCAGCCGAGCAATGGTGCGGCCACGCCGGATGCGGAGGATGGTTGAGACAACGCGACCCGCGTTTGGGAACTATGCGTTCGTAGGGATACGTGGAGATTCGGTGGAGATTGCGAGGGAGTCTCCTAATCTGAATCACATGATACGGCGGGAAGGCGTTTTAATTGTTGTTTCGGATAGGGAGATTGAGGACATACAGCGGCGAGAGAAGGCTGGTGAATTTGATTTATTGCCGGAGGATATGTCTTTGAAGTTCTGCAAAGGAGTTGAGGTGCATATTGTTGCTGGGCCGTTTGAGGGGCGGACCGGGATCGTAACGCGGGCAGCGACGCCCAAGGGGCATCTTGTGCAAATCGACGTCGGGGGGCATCTTGTAGCTTTGCCTCTTGTGCTTTTGCAAAAATGCGCGTAACATAGAAAAACGCAAATTTGAAGTGACTCGGTCATAGTGTGCGCGTCTTGTTCGGATTGCGCCCCCGAGTCTATCAAGCGGTCTTCGCTAGGAGCCGCAGTGCGAAGCTATTCCGGAGAGCGGAGAGTGTTGTGGAATTCGACCCAATTACCGTAAAGATGGTGGAGGACACAATTGGTCTTATGGGTCAACGTCGCCGGTTATCTGCTCCGGGTGTAATAGAAGAGATATGTAACCGCTTGTCTGCGGGCGAGAATATGCTCAGCATTACGAATGACCCAACTATGCCTTCGACCTTTAGTATTTACACGCGCATGGCGCGCGACGAGTCACTTCAATTACAAATATCGCGCGCCAGGGCCGCTGGTGCTGAAGCCTTAGCAGAGCAGACCCTGGCTCTTATTGACTCCGCAACGCCCGACAATTGGCAAGTCAGAAAGCTTCAAGTCTGGGGTCGCCAATGGTATATGGGCAAAGTTGCGCCAAAGAAATACGGCCCTCCCAAGGAATCGGACACGGAACCAAACACCCTCCGCGTCGTCATCGAAGGTGGGTTGCCGCAAGACGAGCCTCCGACATTGGAGCTCCAAGCTGTCACGGCGCCCTCTGACGTGTCCGCGTCAGACTGACGCCCAATAAAAATCGCGCATCACGGGGCTTTACATTTATAAAATTTGCGCGCATAAAGGGCGTGCTGCTTCTTGGTGGAGCGGTTTTTTCTCCCTTAACCTGGCCCAGCTTTGCGCCCGCATCGCTGGGCCGCCCTTTTACCTAGACTGTTGCCGAAATATCGGGGAGTGTGCATCTCCGGTTATGGCCGCCAGCCCCGAGCCGCAAACCGGACGGCAGCAGTCTAGCTAAGAGGGTATTTAGAGCTTTTGGTTTAGCCTTGGCCCAGACAAAGGGTGAAAGCATCAATGTGAAGCGCGACGGCTAATAGCGCCAACCTCCACCCGGGGGTCGTAGATGGGTATAACCGCACAGCCTTGCAGGCCCGGGACGCGGTGACAGGTGGGGAGAGACCCACAACCTATTCGCCCAACCGGGCACTGAGATCGGAAGCCGGTAACTGTTTCAAGTCCCCTTGTATCAGTTTCCCGCCTACGGTGGCGCTAAAGGCAAGCATCTGGCCCAGCGGGGAGAATAGCCCCGCAATGATTTTGCCAATGTAGCTTAGCGGTAGAGCGGCTCATTTGTAATGAGCGGGGCGAGGGTTCGAATCCTTCCTTTGGCTCCACATACGCGCGGGTGGGTGGGAGAACGAATGTGAACGACGTCGCCATCAAGCCGCGGCGTAAACCGCGCAAGCTTCCGGATGTCGATGACGAGGAAGCCGTCAAGGCCTGGGTAAACCGCATCCTTTTTGCGGAGTTCATGCGGCTCATTGAGGCAAATCCACAGGTCACGCACATCCATGTAGATGTGGATGTGGTGACATAAGGGTCTTATGTCCACCCTAAACATTAAACTCCCCACCATGCACGCGGACCAAGTTCGCGCGTATCGTGCGTTCCAAGCCACCCGATTCTTGGCAATGCGATGCGGACGGAGGTGGGGCAAGACCGAGATCGACAAAATCCTCGCCAGCGACATAGCGCTGCACGGCGAGCCCGTGGGATGGTTCACGCCCGTGTATAAACTCATGTCAGAAGCCTATAATGACATGAGCGAGATACTGGCGCCCGCCGTCAAGCAGGCGTCAAAGACTGAGGGTGTAATCAGGCTGCATACACGGGGACGCATTGACTTCTGGACGTTGGAGAATGAGCACGCTGGGCGCTCCCGCAAATACAAGCTCGCCATAATTGACGAAGGTGCATTTGCCAAAGACAACATGATGGAGATATGGGAGCGCGCGATTAAGCCGACGCTCCTCGATCTTCGCGGCAAGTGCATTGTCACCAGCAACACGAACGGGTCAAGCCCCTCCAATTTCCTTTATCAGATATGCCACGAAGAGCGTTTCGGCTTTAAGGAATTTCACGCCCCGACGCGGAACAATCCTACGTTGCCGGCGGACTATGTGGAAAAGTTGCGGGAGGAGAATCACCCGCTCGTCTACGCGCAAGAATACGAGGCTGCGTTTGTAGACTGGAGCGGCATTGCTTTCTTCTCACTTGATAAGATGCTCGCTGGGGGCGCTCCTGTTGATTATCCCACCATCTGCGACGGTGTATTTGCGGTCATTGACACAGCGATCAAGGACTCGAAAGAGTCCGACGGAACGGGTGTCGTGTTCTTTGCAAAGTCGCACGAAGGACTAGGGGAGTATCAGCTAGTGGTCCTCGACTGGGACATTGAACATATCAAGGGAGCTGTCCTTGAGGAATGGTTGCCCAGTGTCTACGAACGCCTTGAGCAGCTCGCTCGCCAATGCCGCGCACGATTCGGGTCGCTAGGCGTCTGGATTGAGGACAAGGTTTCCGGGACCATTCTGCTACAGCAAGCCGAGCAACGCGGGTGGGACGCGAACGCCATCGACTCCGTTCTTACATCGGTAGGCAAATCTGCCCGCGCCATTAGCGTATCAGGTTACTATTGGCGTGGGATGGTCAAAATAACTGGCCCGGCTTATGACAAGCAGACGCTGTTCAAGGGCATCACGCGCAATCATTTCGTGGGACAGGTCGTGGGTTTCTCGCCAGGCGAGAAAGACGCCAGGGCGCAGGACGACCTTCTCGACGCTTTCGTTTACGGAATAAGTATTGCTCTAGGGGATGGAGCGGGAATATAACAGACACACTTGAAGCACCCCGCGACTATGTCCCTTCGTGGCTCCATTGGCCACCGAAAAGAGTATCAACACTCCAGTCGGAGGCGGAAGAATGTGGGACGGCGGAGTTCACGAGGTAAAGGGAGACGGCGTCCGGTGGCTTGTCGGTATTCTTATTGCCGCAATTTTTGGTCTTGTCGCAGTGGTGTGGACAAGTGTCAACAGCGAACTAATACATATTCACGAGGACCAGCATTCCATGCTGCGGGACATCAATGACCTCCAAGTGTCGGTCCAAGACTTAAAGACTAGGGTGATGAGTCTCTCCCAGTTGCTTGATACACGGGAAACACAGCGCATAGATCGCGATGGGCGTAACCAGAGAAGCCCCGCGCGTTGATCGCGAATACCTTACACAAGATTGGAAATACAATGGCTACAGCGGCACCAGAACTCAACGCGGATCAGGCGCGCATTGTGGACGCGCTCCTGGCCAATCTTCATGTCATCAACATCAACTCAGAGCATTTGTCCATTGAAGCGAAACGCGATTTGACGCGCCATTGCATTGAGATTGCGGGCACACAAGCGGGGGCGGACGTTGTGGACTATTGGGTGCGAAACTATACCCATCCGACGCTTCGCCAGCGCGTCGTTGCCGCAATTGGGTCAGAACGCATGGATGTGAAATGACGCCCTACCCAGAAGACATCAGGTTTGGCCGGTGGCTCCGCGATCCCGCAGGCGTCTGGTTTTATCAAAGTGGCGCTGGATTTCTTCGAGCCGGGATTCGTGAAGAGTTCTTTGACAGGAGCAAGATGGATCCTTTGTGGGGGATTTCTGAGGCTGCAATGAGAAATCAGCAGGCCGCCCTTACAAAGGCTCTGTATATCCCTCTCCACGGCTGATGAGGGGTAATCAAATAACGTCTGGGGCGTTCCGCCGCACAGTGGAGCGCCATGTGGATCGAAGGTGGAGACAGGTTATGCAGCGGCTCGAAGGGGACTTTGGAGTGATGGGGGGCGCAGTCAAGGCGGAAGACGTGTCTATCTCCAATGGGCGGAAGGGTAATACGTGGCATTCGCGGGGATCAACTCAAACTTAGGCAACTCGCTGAGTCAACTGCTCCTCGCCCCGGACATTCAGCCGGGCGACGATATCAGCTATCAGACTTGCAAAGCGCTGTTCCTATACCACCCGCTCGGACAAAAGATGACGTCGTTCCCCGTGGCGATGGCACAGAGCCAGCCCCGGGATATTTCAATACCCAACTCCCCGGAAGAATTTGTCCGCGATCAGTTCCTCGACCAATGGGAAAAGGACGACGCGGACGGCATCATCCACAACGTCGCGCTGCACGCGCGCATATACGGTGTCTCGTCCTTGGCCTTGTTGGAGAAGGACGTCAAGCCCAATGTAGCGCTTGATTGGGACAAGTTGGCAACGGCGGACGTGTCATTTAACGTATTGGACCCGCTCAACACCGCGGGCTCGCTGGTGCTGAACCAAAATCCAAATTCGATGGACTTCCAGAAGCACAGCGGGATTTCGGTCAACGGCGTGCCCTACCACCGCAGCCGCACTATCACGATAATGAACGGCAAGCCAATTTACATCGCCTATTCAAACTCCGCGTTCGGCTTTGTGGGGCGCAGTGTCTACCAGAGCTGTTTCTTCCCGCTGAAGTCCTACATCCAAACGATGCGGACGGACGACCTCGTGGCTGTCAAGAGCGGGCTGATCATCGCAAAGATTAAGCAAGCAGGCTCCATCGTCAACAAGGCGATGAAGCTGTTCACGTCCCGCAAGCGCGAATTGTTACAGGACGCCCAGACGGGTAACGTGTTGTCGATTGATACGGATGAGTTTATTGAGTCGTTGAACCTACAGAACATTGACGGCGCCGCGCAAATGGCGCGCAAGGACATCATTCAGAACATTGCGACCGGGGCGGACATGCCCGCGCTGTGGCTGAATCAGGAAACATTTGTCGAAGGCTTTGGCGAAGGCACGGAAGACGCGAAGAACATTGCGCGATATATCGACCGCCTTCGCATCTGGCTTCGCCCATTATACCGATTCATGGATCGCGTCACCCAAGCCCGTGCGTGGAATAAGGACTTCTACGCAATCGTTCAGAAGAAGTTCCCAGAGCGATATAAGGACGTCACCTACGAGCAGGCGTTCTACGAGTGGACCAATTCGTTCAAGGCCACGTGGCCTGAGACAATCCAGGAGCCTGAGAGCGAACAGATTAAGGTCGAAGAAACCAAGTTCAAGGCCCTGCTTGAAGCAGTCAAGACCGCTGCGCCGATGGTTGATCCTGCCAATCAGTTGCGTCTGTTACAGTGGATGCAAGACAATTTTAATGAGTGTGTCATGTTATTCTCCAATCCTTTGGAACTGGACTTCACGGAGCTGGAGCAGTTCATGGAGGAGAAGTCCGCGCAGGAAGAAGAGACGCGCAATGCCCAGATGCAAGGGTTGACCGAGCAGGGTGGCGGCGAGGGTAGTGACGAAGGTGAAGGTGAAGGTGAAGGCAAGAAAGAAGGCGACGCGGCGGGCGGCAATGTGACGAAGCTACCGCCGCCCAAGAGCGGACTCGGGTGGGGATGATGAGCCAATGGGCAAAGATGGCTGATGCTACGGAAGCGCTGGGCAAGCGGTTTGACGTCATTGCGGCTCGGATGGATACGGTTAGCACGGCGGAGCAGGAACGCAAGTGGCGTATCAAGGGCGTCTATCCCGATGGGAAGAAACTTGAGTTTTCTGTTTTAGCATTCGATCATTCCGATGCAAAAACCAAAGCAGAAAAGCGAAAAGGCGGCGCCAAAATTACTGATATTGTGTTGGTGTCCTGATTCTAGTGAAGGCAGGGACGGCGAGATGCGAACTCCGGGCAGTTGGGCGATGACGTGGTCCGCGAAGTGCGGTTCGGACCAGCCCTACCTGATCGCGGAGCTAACAGCTGACGTCCCTGACGACGTAGTGACGCATACGGCAGCGCTGGCGCGGGACGCGGGACTGCTGACCTTTGCTGACAGGCTACAGAGGGAACACGCCCAGTTCCGCGCGTCGTAAGGTTTCAGCACAGGGGGCCGAATTTCTAAGTCTTAGTGGGGCTGTGCGCGCGAAGCGCTCCTATAAGCGACTACCACACGTAAAGCGGTGATCCTGCGCTAGGGGGCGTGCTACAAGCTGCAACGGAGCAGTTGCTCGCGTCACAAAAAAGCCCCCGGCGTGGGCCGGGGGCTTGTTGGTCGATCGGAAGCAGTCGTTAGGCGAATGTTTCCTCGCGGACCGTCTCGGTCGAGGTAGACTCGCCCACAGCTTTGGGCTCCACAGCCCACCTGTCCGTTTCCGCCTTCAAGGCAGCCTTCTTCGCCTTGTTGGCTTCGCGAGTCTCAGCAGCCCCAGCCGAAATAAGGGCGCGGCGCTCGGCGTCGACCTTGGTGATATTGGCAACGCGGTATAGCCGAGCACCAACTCCGCGCTTGTCGTCGGCGCCGACGGGACGAATCGTGAAGTGCTTCAGCTCGCCTTTGCCGCCTTCCATCGCGTGCTTCACCCACTTGGAATTTTCGGCGATCACCGTGTGTCCGTAGAACTTGTGCGGCTCCGGGACGTTGTCGGTCGCGGGAATATGATAGGAATGGTCAAGCGTCAATTGTTCCAGAGCCTGCTTGATCAGCGCACGAACAGGGTTGGTCCTGCCGGAGCCCATTTTCGGAGGGGCGACGTCCTTGTCAAAATCCAGCGCAAACTTGGTGCTCATGACATTCTCCATTTGTGGGGTACAGCGCCCCGCGGCTTGTTTGTTGCCCGTCTTGGACAGCCCACACACTAAACACGCGACAGGCGGACAAGTCAACAGGGAAATATGAATGTCCGTCGAAACCTTTTCAAGCATCCTTGCTCAAGCTGTGAAACACTTCGCGGAGCAAGGGTTTACATCCAAAGAGGACCTGGAGCTTTGGATTAAGCGTATTAAAGCCGCGGCTGTTGCGTCACTTGTCCCCGAGCGCGTGCTTGAGGAACGTCTTAAAGCTTCGTTCCAGGTCATTTTCAAGCGCCTAGTCGATCGCGGGGGCTTGCTGCGCTGGCACAGGGGCGTTGAGCGCTACACACTAGAAAAGGTCAAACCGCATCTCCGGGACGAGCTCGCGCGCCAAGTTTTCGCGGCGGCGGACCTTATAAAGCTAAATCGGGAGCAAGCCATTGCAAAAACCCTGGCGCGCTTTTCGGGATGGGCGACTTCAGTTCCGGCAGGTGGCTCCAAAGTTGTTTCGAAGGTTGACACCAAGGAACAAGTCAAAAAAGCAATGGCGTCACTCCCATACGAGGAGCGCCGCGTTCTTGTAGACCAGGGCCAGAAATTTATCAGCAACCTGTCCGCGCTCGTTGCGACGGACAACGGCGCAATTGCTTATGTGTGGGAGCATCACTATTCATTACACCCACGGGAGTCCCACGTCGAGCGAGCGGGAGACGTTTACTTAATTCGTGGATCATGGGTGCATCTGGCGGGGTTCGCCAAGCCGGGTAAGAGTGGTTACTCGGACGAGGTTGAAAAGCCCGGTCAGTTCATATTTTGCAGATGCACAGCGGACTATCTGTATGGGTTGAGTGAATTGCCGGACAACATGCTGACGAAGCGCGGCAAAGAGGAACTGGAGAGGATTCGCAAATGAAGCCACTGATCAATCACAAGGCGTGGTCCGTCGCCTTTGCTCTTTGGGCATATTTGATGTGCGGCGGGAGCGCTAAAGCAGCTGATGTCTGCACAGTCAATGGGACCTCTCTTGCGTGTGAAACTTTGGATGCGACTCACGTGCAAGCTGTGGCGGCGTATGCGCCCAATGGTATTCCGCTGCCGGTAGCTCCTTTAAACTATGGAGTCGGAACAGGCTCGTTCAACTCTCCGCCTCCCGTCACCGTGGCCACAACGGCTACTTTATTGGTAGCAGCGCGCGCTGGGGCAATTGGAACGGGGCGTGCGGCAGTGACGATCACATGCGCGGCCGCCGTGGCGATCGCTCCGACAAGCGGCGTGACCTTCGCTGGCAACGCGCAAATTCCGGCGGTCGGCGCATTGACGCTCAACACGACATCGGCGATCTATGGGATCGCGTCAGGGTCATCGACAACATGCAACGTGTGGGAAACATATTAGTGCCTGTGAACGTCACGATATGCAAAATCGACGGCTGCTGGCGAGAAAAGCGGTTTAGCAAAACTAACAGAGAGCGACGTTCATGAAATCAGA